AATGAAGCTAATTTATTTTTATCTATGGCGTTGTTATGATGTTGAGTTTAATCTAGGTATAAATTTATCCGAAGATACATTTATAACACTTAAAAAAGATAATACATTAGAAATTAAAGAGCTAGAACATCAAACACCCCTAGATTTTTATGGTGAAAATATAATCAATGTCAGTGCTATCGTAGGAAAAAATAATACTAGGTTAGATAACAAGTCTGTTAACTAACCTAGTTAATTTCCTACACATCAAAACATCTCCACTTGTTTCTCTCCCCGATGTGATTTAGGCAACTCATCCATCGGGATCTCAAAGCCTTCTGGCAACTCTTGTGGAATTGTTTTTGTGAGATAAATTTCCACTGAGGTTATTGTCGTAAAAGAACAACCGCACAAAATATTTTGGCATTGGTGGTAACTTCTACGGGTTTCACTACTCATGGATTTACTAGTTTTGGTATAAGTCACAGCGCCACACTTTGGACAATTGAACGCCATTTTATAACCTTGGGTTATGGGTATGCCTGCCGTTATTATAATCAATTATCCGTCGTTTTGCTCGTCATCCGTCATATCAATATCTTTGATTTTTATTTCCAGTTCCAAATGGGTGATAAACCCGTTCCCATCAATGGTGTGTGTTACTCGGCTAATCACCCACTGGTGACTATCAATAGTCGGTTTAAAGCCGGTTACCGTAACGGGCATTTCAGGGTATAAATCGGCTCGCCCCTCGGCTAAGGTGATATTAAACTCTGCCACACCCCTTTGTAATTTTGACCACTTAGCCGCGGCGGCACGTTTAGCGGATTGTTCGTTTTTAAAGGTTTGTCGCATCACAAAAACGTTACCCTCGGCGCCCTCGATGTAATCACCCTCTTTTTTACTAGATTTCTCTTTTTTGGGTTTTTGCTTGCGTTTAAGGTTGGTTTTCTTTTGTTTGCCGTAGTTCAAATCAAGCCAGTAAGCTTGTACACCGGTGTACGCTTGCCGGTCAGCTAACCGGAAATAATGCCTATCCCCACTTTCCCGCATGATGGTAATGACTGGCAATGGCTTGCCGCTTTGGGTGACTCCTTGATTAGGCACGATAAATAACAAACTGCCGTTTTTAATAGTGGCTATCGCGCCGAGCATTTCAGCCATCCGCGTTAAAAAGCTAATATCGCTTTCATTGGTCTGGTCGGCGTGGTCAATTTCAATGTGCATTAATTGCTTGCTGACGGCGGGTTTTAGGTTATAACGCCCCGCTATCGCGCTCACCACATCAGGCACTTTAATATCGTGCCAGCTGTATTCCCGTTTGACGTTAAAGTCTTGCCGAAAGTCCGCGCTACGGGCAGTTACCGTGATTTGGTCAGGTGGGCCTGAATGGCTAATTTCATCAACGGTATACATCCCTTTGTGTACCAAAGCTTCCCCCTGCCAACCAAGGGAAACGGAAATCTCAGCCCCTCGCGCCGGTAACGCAATTTTACCGTCGGTATCATCGATAGTGAGTTCTAAGGTATCAGCCTCAAAACCCCGATTATCCGTTAATGTTAATGACATCAGCCGGTCATTAACGCTCAAGAGCTGCACGCCGCCGACCGTTAAATCAAATGCAGGAACTTTGACTAAATTCCCCTCTGTCCAATCCGTAAAAGACATATTCACCACCTAGCCAATTCAATATGCCTAGATTGTCGTCGCGCGCGTAGGTGAGCAATCATCCGTGGTTCTCTTGTGCCTGTGAGAACCCTAAGTACATGATTTGTTATCAAACATCCCTGAGAATAAAGATAAATAGACATCAGGAGATAATAACGATGGCCGTATATCATCACGGTGTTGAAGTCCATGAAACAACCGACCTCAGCACCCTCATTCGAGATATCGACACTTCCGTGATTGGTATTGTCTGCACCGCAGAGGATGCCGACCCCGAGGCGTTCCCGCTCGATACCCCCGTATTAGTCACGCGCATTAAAACCGTACTCAGCAAAGCGGGTAAAACCGGTACGCTTTACACCACATTGAAAGCGATTGATGACCAATGCAGCCCAAAAGTAGTGGTTGTGCGCGTTGCCGAAGCAAAAGAAGACAGCGAAAAAACCCAAGACCAATTAGTGATTGGCGGCACGGGTAACGATGGCCGCTATACCGGCCTTTATGCATTGCTAACCGCTGAAGCGAATATCGGTGAACGCCCGCGTATTTTGGCGGTACCGAAACTGGACACCAAACCGGTTGCCATGCAGCTTGCGATTTTTGCCGAGCAAATTAAAGCCTTTGCCTATATCAGTGCCAACGGCTGTAAAACTATCGCCGAAGCCAAGAAATACCGCGAAGATTTCAATCAACGCGAAGTGATGATCATCTATCCTGAATTTATCGCGTACAACAAAGAAAGCGGCCAAAATGAAGTTATCCCCGCCACCGCTTACGCCATTGGTTTGCGTGCCAAGATTGATGCGGAACAAGGCTGGCATAAGTCGATTTCTAACGTGCCGGTTAATGGTATTTTGGGTATTAGCGCGGATATTTACTGGACGTTACAAGGTAAAGACACCGACGCCAACGATTTAAACAGCCACCAAATCACCACGTTGATTAAACGCGATGGGTACCGCATTTGGGGTAATCGCACCGGCGATAAAGAAATCTATACCTTTGAAGTGTATACCCGCACCGCGCAAATCTTGGCTGAAATGATCGCCGAGGCGCATTTTAGCTATATCGACAAAACACTCACACCCTCATTGGTAAAAGATATTGTCGATGGGATCAACCGCAAAGGCGCACAACTCGTCACGCAAGGCCGTTTATTAGGGTTCCAATGTTGGTATGACCCATCGGATAACCCGAAAGAAAATTTACGCGATGGTAAGGCGCACATTCGCTACAAGTACACCCCTGTACCGCCACTGGAAAACCTGTCTTTAACGCAGGAATTCACTGACGAGTATTTCGCTGTTTTTGACCAACTGGGCTAAGGAAATTGAATTATGGGTATGCCTAAAAAACTTTTTATGTTTGACCTGTTTATTGATGGCCAAACCTACCTTGGACAAGTAGAAGAAGTCACTCCGCCAAAGCTGTCACTAAAAACAGAGGATTATCAGGGTGCCGGTATGGTGGGCTCTGTTGCTGTCATGATGGGCTTTGATTCTGGCGCTTTAGATATGGAGGCCTCGATGGGGGGCTTAATGTCTGAATTGCTGGAAAGCTGGGGCGCAACCATTGACGGTAAGCAATTCCGCTTTGCGGGCTCTTACTACAATGATTCAACCGGTGAATCCGTTCCGTGTGAAATTCAAACTCGTGGGCGCTTTACCGAATTGGATTTAGGCAGTGCGAAAGCCGGTGATAACACGCAACACAAATACACCATCAAAAATACCTACTGCAAAATCACCATCAATAACAAAGAATCATTTGAAGTGGATTTGCTCAACATGGTGTGGAAAGTCAACGGCAAAGACATGCTAGAAAAACACCGCGCCAACATTGGCCACTAATTAATACGGTGGGTTTAATTACCCACCCATTTCACGTTTATTTTAATAGGAATAGTCACCATGGCTGAAGTTATTCAATTAGGCTCCTCTATCAAATTAGAATCGGGGCAAGAAGTCACTGAAATCACCATCACCGACACCATGAAACAGGTTGGCGCCTTACGTGGTTTAAAACTGTATGACGTGATGACCTCCGATGTAGATTCACTGATTAAATTGCTGCCGCGTGTGACCTCACCTCGTATGAGCGAGCGTGATGTTTCACTGCTGCCTATTCCTGCATTTAATGCACTCGCCACCGGCATTGCTAATTTTTTAGTACCGAACTCCCCGCCAGAAATGACAGACGACGCGGACGAGTAATTGAGTGCCCGAACATTGAAACGGATGAGTTAATCGCTGATATCGCCACCGTTTTTCACTGGGCGCCGTCTGAATATGACGCCATGACGGTTGGCGAAATCCTGTTATGGCATAAACGCGCAGCCGCCAGAACAGGAAATGAATCATGAGTGACCGCAATTTAAATATCAAAGTGTCGTTAAGTGCTGCGAACAAGCTATCATCCCCTGTCAGTGCTGCACAGCGCAGCGCGGCAGGGTTAGCAACTCAAATCAAAGCCACACACGCTTCAATCCGTAATTTACAAAGCCAGTCGAAAACGTTCGAACGGCTTTCTAATTCTGTTAATAAAAACTCACAAGCCTACGAAACAGCCAAAAATAAGGTTAAGGCGTTACGTGACCAATACCCACCGCTGACACAGCAAACCGAAGAGCAAAAGAAAGCTTTGGCCGCTGCACGGTTAGAGCGTGACCGCTACGGCCGCACACTCGACAAAGAAAAACAAAAACTCAATACGGTGACGGCCACATTATACCGCCACGGCATATCCGCACGACAAAGCGGTGATGCAACGGCGCAAGTCACCCGACGCACAGAAATCTATAACCGGCAGTTAGACGAACAACGCCGACGGCTTAATGCGGTCACACGGGCACAAGGCCAATATGCCAAATCGAAAGAACTCCGTAATAAGTTAGCCACTGGCGGTGCAATTGCTACCGCAGGCGGCGCGGGTGCGCTGTATGCCGGTGCGCGGATCACGGCTCCGGGTCGAGACTTTGACGAGGGCATGTCAACGGTTCAAGCTCTCACCCGATTAGATAAAAACTCGCCACAACTGGCCATGCTACGTCAACAAGCACGAGAACTGGGTGCCAGTACCGCGTATACCTCTACCGACGTTGCGGCTGGCCAAAAGTTTCTAGCCATGGCCGGTTTTACACCGGATGCTATTAAGGCGGCATTGGGTGGCGTACTCAACATGGGCTTAGCCGGTGATATGGATCTCGGTGAAGCGTCCGACATTGGTTCAAACGTTCTGACGCAATTTCAATTAAAAGCGGAAGATATGAACCGCGTTTCTGACGTGCTCACGGCCACTTTTACCCGCAGTAATACCGATTTACGCCAACTCGGTGAAACCATGACGTATGCAGGCCCTATTGCCGCACAACTTGGCGTGAGCCTTGAAAGTATGGCCGCAATGGCGGGTACCATGGCAGATAATGGTATTCGTGGCAGTATGGCCGGCACGTCACTCCGCGCCGGCTTATCCCGCATGGTTGCTCCTGTAGGTAAAGGACAGGCCGCCCTTGATAAACTGGGAGTGAGTGTTAAAGACGCTAGCGGCAAACTCCGTGACGCCGACGAAATCTTAAAAGACGTTGGCAAAAGCATGCGTAAGTTTGACCAAGCTAGCCAAATTCGCATGAAAAAAGACATTTTCGGCGAGGAAGCGATGGTCGGTATGGGCGCCGTCATTGATGCCGTAATGAATGGCCGTTATGACGCACTGAAAACAGCCAATATGGGCGCCGAGGGTGAAGCCGATAAAAACGCTAAAGTTAAGATTGATAACTTAAAAGGTGACCTGAAACAGTTGCAATCCGCATGGGAGGATCTCGGCATTGAAATTCAAGAAAATGTCGATTCCCCTTTACGCCGTGTCACCCAATCATTGACAGGTTTCATTGGTAAAGTTGGCCAATGGATGAAAGAGCATCCTAAAATGACGCAAGCTCTTGCGGTTGGTGGAATTGCTATTGCGACTTTAGTTACTGCCCTTGGCGCGTTAGCCCTTGCCGCTGCCACGGTGATTGTGCCGTTTGCCGCTATGCGACTCAGTATATTTATGCTCACTGGGGGGCGTGGTATTGGGGGGCTGATCCCTAAAATCGGCTCATTATCATTTGGTCTAACCGGTTTAATCCCGAATATTGGCAAAACAGGCCGCAGCGTACGTGATTGGCTCCCCATTTTTGGTAATGTTCGAGGGGCAGTAGGCAAATTAACATCAAGTGTATTGGCGCTTGGTCGAACAGGATTTACCAGTATTTTAGCCGGTGCAACCTCGGCAGCTGGTGCACTTTCCATGCTGTTTACTAATCCAATGGGGGCATTATCTCTACTGGGTGGTAGTATTAAAAGTTTGGCTGTCGCAGGGTTTGGAAGTTTGGGAACCGCTGCCAGTAGTGTCA